GTCGCTACTTAGCAATGAACGAACAATCAGCAATTAACCAATCATTTATGAAGAGCGGAGGAGCATCAGCATACTCTGGTGCCCCTAAGCACCTTTATAAGGCGGTAGCAGTATGATAGCGGCAAGATTTCACCACGTATTCGGGCTGTCAATGGAGACAGTCCAAAGTCAACCTGTGTTAGGTTGGAAAGAGAATGAGGACATTGATGAAGCACAAGTGTACTTCTTTGATGGGTTTGTAATCAATATCCCCTTTGTTAAGATTATGATCGGGGATGTGTTTGAAGTTTTTGAATAGTTGAGATTCACTCTCCAGTGAACTTAGGGGTCTTAGGGCCCCTTTTTTTACGGTGTGAGTGGCTGTGTTCCTAAGAGGTCTTGATCATAATCAAACGGATTATCAACAAGCACATCGCCCGCTACAGCACCCAGAGCGGCTGTGTTAGCGACTGCACTCCCGTAGTCTTGAACACCGGGTGTTGCAGGAGTTTCAAGTTCTTTCTTGATGTCTGCCACGGCTGTAATGTCCTGAGGTGTACGCTTAGGGTTTGCTGAAGGGTTAATCACGTTCTTAGTAATCGGAGGCAATACAGCAATCAGCTTAGTTGACCCCACAGGTGTTACCCCAAATAAGTCTTGGATGTCAGACATCTGAGAAGTGACGTTCCCGTCCTTACCTACCTTGTAGACCATATTTACCCCACCAAGCTCCATTGCCTCAGTGACCATAGAGTCGGAGAAGTACACATCAGCATCTTTACCTTGATCTTTATTACGATTGATCTTAAAGCCGTTTGCTTCCATTGCTTTGGCTAGTTCATCATTACTCTCAAAGCCACGCTTCTCACGGTGCTTAAAGGCACGAGAGACTAACTGGTTTGTCGGGAACTTCACAATCTTTTGTAGTTCAGTCGCAAGTTCATTCATGTTTGTGATCTGAGACAGGCGAGGGTTATCAGCAAATGCTTGACTAATTTTAGCCGCTTTAGCATCTGTCAGATTGGTTGTTTTGTTATCTAACTCCAACGTCTTATTATAGGATGCTTCAAAGTCAGCACCATTCTTAAACCCAGACTTCATAGGGAACACTGCAGGGAGCTTAGAGGCTTTTTCTGCTTTGTGACCAAATGCGGCATTATACATACGGCCAGACCCTTCCGTACCTGTAGGCTGACGCTGTACCATGATCAGCTTGTCTTTAGGCTTAACGCCCCAATTAGCCGACATGGTGCGGAAGAAGGCCCCTGCATCCTCGTCGTTGAGCTTAGACATCTTCTTGTAGTCGTCAGGCTTAAAGATTGCCTGATGGGTAAAGTAATCATCGTCTAGCTTAGACAGTAGCTTATTACCGTCACCTGTCATACGTCCCAGTAGGTTCTCATAAGAAACCTGTCCCCACAAAGCACTACCGTAGGGTGCTTTCTTACCGTCACCACCCTTAGGACGCTTCTCAGGCTCCCTGACAAGATCAGTCAGTGTCTTACTCACACCACGCTGATTAAGCTCAGCCATGCCCTGAGGACTCACCATCTGCTTCAATGCATTAGTAAATCCTTGAATACCACCCCGGCCTGCCGCCATAGCTCTGGACTTACCACCCCCGCCATAGAACCCCGGCATTTCGTTAGGAGTGTTCTTAGCAACTAGGTTAGTAAACAGACGACCACCGATCAATGGGATAGATGATCCTGCTTCTTCAATAAAGCGAGCAGTCTTTGGGTAGTCTTCAGCAACACCTTGGATTGCCTGAGGGATGCCTGTAGCGTCCGCTACGTAGCCTAAAGCGTCTTCTACTGGTTGAGGTATAAAGGAGCTAAGAAGATTGCCCACAGGACGCCCTAGGAACTCATAGGCAGTCCCTGCGATCATTTCTGGTACGTTACGATTACCAGACTCAAATTCTTGATTAACTCTTGCTAGGTTACTAGGAATATTTCCTATGGTTTGTACATTACTCTGGAAGAACCGACTAAACATATTGTCAGTCGGCTGATAAACAGTATCTTGTAAGTCCTGAGGAAATGCCTCAGGGTTGCCCATGATCCTATCAAGCGCATTCGCCATTACTGCTCTTCCTCTTGACCTGCCTGAGCGGCACCTGTGAGCAACCCACGCTTAACCGGGAGCGGCTCAAGGGCTGTCCCTGCAACTTTACGTACAGTAGGTCGTGTAGCCCCGTAGGCCGCTGTAGCACTTAAGGCACCTAAGACACCTAATTCTGTATTCAGAATACCGGGGAGTGCTCCTGTGCCTGTGGCAAGCCCTAACGATAAGTAAGGGTGCTGTTGAGGAATCTCTGCAATCTTTTGAGCAAAGGTGGGCTTAGTAGCCATATTGTAACCTAAGTTATCTGCGGCAACCATAGCATGATGCTGTCGGCGCATAGCGGCTTTAATCTGACTGTCGGGAGCTAGTCCCTGCATCGCATCATTCATAGAGTTACGGATAGCGGCAACCAATGGGCGACTAACGTGATCACCTGCGTGGATGTCTTTACTAAACGATCTTTCAACGAGTCGGTCAAACTCACGACGGACATCAATCAACGATGCCGCTTTACCGTCAAACTTCTTAAGAGCTAAATCAATTGCCTCATTAAGGCGAGGCGTTAAGTCAGGTAAAAGTTTTGCTGAAGTGTACTCAGGGTTGTTTTTCAAAAACAGATCAATGCCGTCATCAATATTTTTATTTAGTGTCTGAAGAGTTACAGGTGTATCTGTTTTAGCTAGAGTGCTTTTAATTTGACCAGACAACCGATCAATTTCTTTGTTGAGAGACTCCATAATTTTTTTACGGTTAGAACTAGAGCTAATGCCTTTGATAGACAAAACCGTGTTCAGTACTTCATTTTCTTTATTTGTTACAGTCTGTTTAGCGATATCCCGGCCAAGCTCTTTATGACGGGCTTTAACAGACAATGGAGAGTTATCCAACACTAATCCGCCCAGAGCTTTCTTTTCACTCTTAATCGCACTAGCTTGTAAGGCAGAACCTACGTTACCGCCTTTAGGAACTTTAAGATTCTTTGTGACTGAAGTGCCCGGAAGAATAAACGACGCAATGTTACCGACATCGCCCCAGTTATCTTTCTCACGTTGTGACATGGAGTTCCATACATTCAAAGCATCTTGAGCTAACTCTGTGCTCATCAGTTTAGTACCGCCTGCGGCAATCTGCTCCTTAAGTAAGTTCTCTAAACTATCAGGAGTCAACTCGCCAAGAATTGTCATCAACCCTTCACCAACAGTATCATACAGCGCACCGACGCCAAAGCCAATACCTCGCATGGCAAACTCTGGATAACCAATCTCACCGGCAGAATACATCTCCGAACCACGTTGTACTTTTTCTACACGCTGTCCAATCTTTTCCCCTAAGCGATCCATCATGGTTGGCTCTTGTGGGGGTGCAGGAGCCACCTCTGTCAGACCTGCAGGCATTTCCGTAGGCATATTCTGAGGCACAGGAACATCTTGATCAGTCCCTAAGGGTGCCTCAGGTGCCTGTGGTGTTGCTTCTTCAGTAGGATCAACTAAACGTAATCCGGGAGGTAATGGTTTCATATGTGTTCCTTACTGACCTGTGTATTCAGTGCCGTCTTCATAGACGTACTTACCACTAACTAAACGTACTTCTTTTCCGTTACTGTCTAGGATTCTCCGGCCACCTTTAGGTGCCGCATCGGCCCACGATGTTGCACTCTGTGGGATTGCGCTGTACAAGGGTTCAATCTCAATAATGTAATTATCTTTTTTCTTATACGGGTTATCTTCCCAGTACTTCGGATTCAGATTATTGATCAGATTATTATGTGCTTCAACTTTTGCCTTAGCCATTCTGGCATTAAGCTCAAGAATCCTACGCATACCGTCTGGAGTCAAGTCCTTACCGGCACCAGACAACCTCTTAGCATCTTCCAAATCTTTCTCAGATAGACCAGTACCTGAACCATAGACCCCTGAGGCAAGCATTTCAGTAGCAAGGAATCCAGTCTCAGCTAACAAACTCTCTGTGCGAGCGACTGCAGTCTGGTCAGAAGTATCCACCCCTGCGGCCTGTAGGGCAAGTTCGTAAAGCCTTTCAGCCCCTTGTCGTGAATTTGTCAACGAGCCAATGTTGACTCGTCCTTCATCCAAAGTCTTCAATGCCCCATTAATCAAAGGCATCTTACGGGCCGCTGACTTGGTCGTATCCCAACTATCATCAATCCGTTCCTGAACTTGTTTAAAGGCACTAATTCCTTTCTGATCTGCCCGTTTGTAGTCAATCAGTTTATCCATTGCAAGCTGAAGGGCCTTAGGATCATTAGAATCAGCATTTGGAAAGAAACGCCCCATAATCATATTTAGGTCTTTCTGCAGAGTGCTAGGGTCTGCTGTATAAATATCAAGCAAACGTAACCCTTCTGTCACATCTCCGTTTTGAATAAATGTATTGACGGCATCCATGTAATTATTTTGGTTGATTTGCATATTCTTATAACGATTCTGAGTAGCAAGCTCCCCTTCAGTCTTCTTAACATCCGCAAGAGTCTTACGAACCTTAAGGGCACCTAGGCGTTGATTAGTTGCTTCTGTACGGGCCGCTTCAGATTCTGTTTGCAAACCGGCTTCAGCAAGATGCGTAGCCATTGTATCGTATAACTCTGAGTTATCAATGTAACGCTTCATGAGTTGTTCTTCACGAGTGGGCTCAGGTGGCTTAGGCATTGCTCCCAAACCGGCTTCTTCGTTAGCAACAGCCGCCTCAATACTGAGTGCTTGCGTAGCTTGAGCTTCTGCTTCAGCAGTACGCTTCTGTGCAACAGCTTCACGAGCTTTAGCGATAGCCGCTTGACCACGCTCAGCAGTCTGCATTTCATCTGAAGGGCCACTAAAGAGCCGACGTAACCCAAGGCCAATAGCAGAGCCTGCCATACCCTCAGGTGTTCTTGAGTAGGTCTGAAGAATTTGTTGGTTCTTCTCGTACTGTTCTTTTGCCACCTGTTGAGGTGTTTTCATTCCAAATAAAGAATAAACTGTATCTGCTTTAGCCATGCTAAAACTCCTGTGCGGCTAACATTCGTGATTGTTCGCTGAATGGGTTAGTTCCGTATCGTGTGCCAAAAAGCGTTGAGCCTTTATTAAACAGCGTTGATATAGGAGACGACCCTCCTAGGCTCCCCCCACTGCGGCACCAACCATACTACCAAAGAATCCCATATTGGATGATCGACGGCCTTCTTGCATTTGTGCTTGAGCAAGTGTAGGGGACAACTCAAATTGTCCTGCGCCCATCTCTGCCGCCGCACGGGCTTGTTCTGCTGTAAGACCCAGAGACATAAGGTTCGTTTCAACTTGCCCAAGATTCAGACCTGCGCCAAGCATAGTGCTAGCCATATCCATGAGAGATGCTTGTTCGCCGTAGGCTTGCTGACGTGCCAAAGGTGCCAATTGAGCAAGTGTTTGTGATTGAGCACGAGCAAGGCCATAGGCTTCTGGATTAACCATACCGCCTGCACCTGCCCCTACGGACTCTCCTGCAATCTGGAACCCGCCCCGGCCAGTGCGGAATAAATCAGAGGCAATGTCTTGACGTTGTTTCGCAAACAATGGCTCAAGTAAACCTGCTTGTTCTTGAACAATTTCTCCCGCACGTACTGAAGGATCAAACCCTGCCGCCTGAGCAAACAAATTTCCTGTGCCCGCTACTGTCTGATTAAGAATGTCCTGAAGTGGGCCAGAGAGTTGGGTATCGTATTCACCGGTTTCTGGGTTGTAAGCAGTTGACCCAATACTTGTGCGTACTGTATACGGGTTAAAACGCATACCACTGGACAATTCCTTAGCACGTCCAACAGCACCCGCCATTGTCCCCATGCCACCGTTTCCAAATAAGGCGTTAGTGATACCGCCTACGACATTACCCATTTGTATATCTCCACATAGGTCTATCTATTCCGTCATCACACGGGAGGGTTTGTACATATTGATAACCAAGAGACTGCACGAACTTCTCCAACTTGGGGTTGTCAGTCAAACAAAAAAACGGTTGTCCATGCATCATCTGTAAAAGTCCATGTACTTGTTCAAATTCTTTCTTAATACTTGGAGTCCACTTGTGTACGTCAGCGTGTGTCCAAGTCCTGTCTGCAAATCGTTCAAAGTAAATCGTGTATGCAGGCTGTATTGCTACTGGTGTTTTTATCAAACGCCATCATCCCTGTATATAGTCCAAGTAGTTCCGCCGTTGTGGGATGTGTTAATACCTGTCACAGTCTTACCTTCAAAAAATCTAATTTCAGTTCCCGGAGAAGCAGTACCAATATGATCTCCTGTATCTGACGCAACAAGCTTGTAACCTTCAGCAAGATAGCCAGTCCATGTTGTGTCTTGTCCCGGCCCTTGTGTGTAACTACCTGAATGAAACACAGTTCCAATTAACCCAACTAATACAGGCACAGTGCTATTTTCAAAAGTAGGGGAGTCAGGAGCTAGACCGCCTGAGTTTACAACTGTACTGTATGTACCACTTAAACCAAATACTTTAGTACCGTTGTAGTACACATCTCCGGGTGCAAGTTTAGAACTAATTGTAGTATCATTCATGATGACACTTTCTTCATACCAATCTAATACTGCACCGTTAAAGACGATAGCCATGATTAATCCTGTGTGTAGATGTACAAGTCGCCATTAGAAATATCAGCTCTGACAGAACCTTTGACAGTCTCTGACGCATACACTGGTGTGTACTCATTTGCAGTAATCTCTTGCTGAACAAACGCAGTGGTTGCAATCTGTGTTGTGTCTGTAGCAGTCGTTGCAGTCGGAGCAGTGGGTGTACCTGTAAACGCAGGAGATGCCTTCTGATCCTGTACAAATGCAGTAGTAGCAATCTGCGTAGTATCTGTCGCCGCTGACGCTGTAGGGGCCGTAGGTGTGCCTGATAATGCAGGAGAGTTTACATCTGCCTTAGAGTTGACTGCTGTTTGAATAGCATTGAACTCATCGTCAATCTCTGTACCCTTGACAACCTTAAGTGGGTTACCTGTGAGCAGTGCATCCTTAGACGCAAAGTCTGTTGATTTAGTATATGAACTCATTAGATTGTCCTACCTTGTTTAACATAGACATCCATCTTTTGAATTGACAAAGCACCACCGTTAAGGTCTGCTTCAAATCCTAATTGTAATACTGATCCACTACCTGATCCCGGCGCACGTACAGTATCCACCAATGTGCCGCCTGAGTATTCACCAATGTTATACTCTGCAATGTTGTACTCGTATACTGTACCTGTACGTACTGTCAGAGGATACGAGTTGTACTGGTCACTGTAGTCAAACCCTGACTTAACAACAAAGTCCTGTCCTGTTGCACCAATTACGGTCATTGCAAGACGCTTGAGTATTTTTGTCTGAGAGGCTGTACCAAGATCAAAGTAGTTTGTAAAATACACCATACGATATGACGCACCGTTGTCTTGGTAGCCAATGTATCTTGCAAGCCCATCGTTGTGAGTCATGTAGATCTCACCATCAAACGCAAGCCAGTCAGTAAACTCCATGTTATTCCAGATTGTTACACGAGCAGATCCATCTTCTAATGGCGCACGCATATCAAAACAATACACTTGTTTAGTTGTTGGGAAGGCAAGAAGGTAAAAAGCATTAGTTGGTGAGTATGCTGACTTAATGTTTGCAGGAGTCTCAGACTCAATTAACTGTACCAAATCATCACGTACGTTCTTAGACAAGTCACGCATTGGTGTTGACTTCTCTTGAATGACTCGACCTAACGACATTAATCCTGAGTCAGACAAGAAGAGAATATCAGTACCTGTGTTTTGAACACTGTCTCTTGCAATACACCCAACACCGTTGATAACTTCTACAAGCTGTAGTGTTGTTGGATCAAGGTATGTTTGTGCTGTATCGCTGTCTCCAAAGATAATAATGTTATTCTTACAGAATACAATCAAGAAGCCATTGTGTGCGCCTAACGCAATAATCTCATCGTTACCGTTGACAAGGATACTTGAGAGATCTAGACTACCGGCTGTGCCTGAGTTCCAACGAGAGGGGTCAAGTAAGTCTGTCCAGTAGATTGTTGTCGCATTAGTCGCTGTATCCGCTGTCCATACTCTACCGTATGCAGACAATGCACAGTTACCCTCAATAGGCGTACCAGAGGCTGAAGGTGAGTCAGAGATGTCTTCAATAGTACCACCAACAGTATCAAAATACAGAGGTTCATAATTCTTTTGGAATAAATAAGCGGCATCATTTAGTGTAACAGCCTGCCAATTTCCATCTGTTAAAGTCTGCGCTCCGTTGTAAGTTACTTGGTTTAGTGTACCTGCTGAGTAAATGTAAAATGTATCATCTGACCATGCACCAAAATATTCAGTTGCATCAATGTCAACAAACCGATGCATGCCTTGAAGATTAACATCAGTCACTTCATCAAGGAATGTCCAACCCTTACGCGCACCTAAGCGTCCGAACTTATCAATCACACAGTTAGTTGCTTGTAGTGCAAAGCCAGACTCAAGGGTAATACCAGACTCTTGTGTGTTGAGTCCAAAGAACCCCGGTGCGGCAATACTAGCTGACTGTAATGGAGATGCCATTATGGTGCTGTCCAGATTAATTCTTCAGGATGCTTAGCTTGATCGAGTGAGAGCGCATCATTGAGTACACGGTTAGCTGTGTTGTAAGCTGACTGACTTGCAGTACCACCGTCTTCACCACGCTCTTCAATAGCCTTAGCATACGCAAGCATTTCAATAGGCTTGTTAGGACATACAGGTACGTCTGTGTCTGCTGACAAATCTGCTTGACGATCTACGATATTAAAACGAATGAGGTACTCACCGTCTGGTGGCGGGAACACTTCAACAATTGTGTCACCGTTTTCATCGACACCGTTGAAGCTGTAGTAACGAGGCGCACCGCGAGAGGGATCTGTATTCAAATAATACTGAGTAAACTCAGATGCAGTTTTGTATGTCATAAAGTTATTTGATGTATCATTCACAACATCCAACATCTTCATGTTATCTCCTGCGCCTGTTAACTCATACGCAAAAGCACCTGCTGTAGTGGTAGCAGTTAACGTAGTACGCAACGCAGACCAATCCCAAGCCTGCTCTACCTCTTGCTTAGCGTCATTGACTAACATACCAATGAGTGTTGAGTAAGCACTCTCGTTAACTGTAGAGACAGTACGCTCTCTTAAGCGTTTTAAAACATTGTTTACTAATTGAAGATACGTCATTTGCGTTTCCTACTTAAGAGATTAATATTATAGCACACTTTTGTGCAAATGTCAACCCCTACCACTTAACTTTATCAGCCCAATATGCCGCTGACATCTTTCCTTTGGATATGTTTTTACTATGCCTAGCTTTAAATGATGCACGTTTCTTCTTCATGCGATCACTCTCTCCTGCTTTAGGCTTGCCTGCAGTCTTAGCACCTTGCTCACCAAAGCGAATAGTCTTTACTTGATCGCCTTGTTTAGCGACAACAACGTGTGACTTCTTTGGATGATTAGGTGTACGTTTTGGTTTGTTGTAACCACTGACACCTGCTCTCTCAAGTCTTGAATCTTTCTTTGTTGGCATTACTTTCTCCGCTTACCTGATGCAGTAACCTTGTGTTTAATCTTAGCAGGGCCAGTCTTACGTGTTGTGCTTGACTTCTTCTCAGCCGCTGTCATCTTCTGTGCTACAGCTTTAGGACGACAGGAAGGATATGGTCTTTTGCTTTTACCTTTTGCAGACTTACGTCCACATTCCTTACCAGTCTTTAGGTCTCGCCAGTCTTCTTTGAACCACTTGGTAAGACCACCTTTAGGCTTCTTACTTGTACTTGCCGCCACGCTTCTTGTACTCCTTGGTTAACCATCCACTTGCATACGCAGAAGGCCAGACTTTATATTTCTTCTTTGCCTCAGCCTTCACACGGTTGTACAGTGCTTTGTTGGTAGGCGTAGCCATTACTTCTTCTTAGCCGCTGTCTTTTTCTTGACAGGCTTAGCCATCGCTTTACGCAACGAGGATTCAAACTTCTTCATACGTGCGTCTGCACCCGGATCACGATGAGTCTTCTTCTTAGGACGACCTACTTTACTTCCGTATGTTCCTTTACCTTGAGGCATAATTACTTCCTTAACATTTCCATAACTCCTTTCCCGGCTTTGACACCAAAGGAGGCTAGTACAATTACCATGAGAATCTCATGATACCAAATCGGCAAAGTTGCCAATGCGTCGAATCCCCGCTGTATATGTGGAACCATGCTTGGTATAAAGACAAGGATCAGGGGTATGCTGAACACTATCGTCAGCCACTCGTCCTTCCACGAATTCTTTGATGCCTCTGCCATGATGCGTTCCCAGTCCGCTGTAGACTGTGCCGCTGTTTTCAGTGCTGTGGCTTTGGCCTCTGCGGTGGCCT